TCTCGCCATAGATCCTTCCAAGCACGTAGTTTTTCACTACGTTCAATTTGCCTACGATGCCACACACCTTGCTCAAATGCAGCTAGCGTAAGAAAATCAAACAGATGTAACACTGCGTCATTGGCGTTAACATTACTCTTACGATGAATTTGCTTCATCAGGTCCTGAAAACTGCTGCTCATCACTTCGCCATCGAAGACTACGGGTTCAGTAATGCCAGCGCAGGTACGGGCAAATTGTTCTTTGATATGTTCAAAATTTACCAGTTCTTTGCCATTGCGGCTATACTGATTAACACGGCCGTCTGGGTATACGACAGTAAGCACACGAACACCGTCCAACTTGACTTCAACAAGTTTAGAGCCAGTGACTTTAGCTTCGTGATTAGCACTGTCATGTGCGAGTTGACAAGCAAATACAGGTACCACATATTGAGGGAACTCCTTTTCTACGACTTTGTTAATTGTTTTATCGCTAACACCGCAGCGAAGATCCTTGATCAGAATGCGACGATACCAGCCATTCCATTGATCATTGGTAGCATGATCCATCAGTTCTTCGATCAGGTCACGTGCAGCATTACCAGTGATTTGCCTAGTAATGAGTTTCTGCACGTTTGTTTCAAACGCATGCCAGCTAAGACCTGGACCATCAGTTCCAGCTCGTTCGGGTACCTGTTTGATACCGAACGTAATCATTGAATCCAGTGCCAGCTTGCAGCCAGCAAAGAATTCATGATTACCAGCTTTGGCTTCTGCCAAAACAATAGCCTCTTTGTTTAGACGACTATTATGCATCTCCAGACTGGAGATTACACGGTGTACATTTGAATTGATCATTGTTGATTCTCGATTTGAGTTGCATGCTTGCAACGGCCATGGAACTTGAACCCAGTGCAGGTGCAAGAATAACGACCGTCAATACGACTGACAGTATAACTGTCGCCCTTACTGCCGCTGACGGTCCAGGTAGGATAGATAGGCTTTTCTTGTGCGGGCAATTTACCAAACGTGTTTTCAACACGCTTGAATTTACGACCACGAACATCAAAGCCCATGGGCTTGCTGAAGATTACCAGCTTTTTAGTGCCAGAACGAACATACCCAATCATTTTGCTCTTGCTATCATTCAAGAGATAGGTATGATTGGGAACGTTTTCAGAATTCCAGATGGTGGTTTCTTGAAAAAATTGCATGTCGTGTGCTTTATTGACTGATGCACGTAGTATACATCAGCCATTATTATTTGTCAAATTTATTTACGTCCCGTCATAATTATCTTGGCCACATGTTCGGTTCTTTCTATATGTTCAAATGCCCGCCACGGACTAGTGTCAACCGCTACTACTCCGTGACGATCCATTCCAACAATGTTGTACTTTACTGTGCCAGCTACTGGATGATACCCAATATTTTTAACACAGGCATCTGCTAGTTCTTTGGTGATCGGTGGAATTATTGGCACATTTGGCCCAACACTAGTATATCTACTCAATTCTGGGAATTCTTTTAGTAGATCCGGAAGTTGAATACCAGCATACATAGCAGCCACTGTATATGTAGGATGAAAGTGTAATACAACTCTAACCTCAGTGTCAATTTTACTTTGAAGAGCCATATGCATAGGCAGTTCGCCACTGGGTTTTAACTTGGAACTAATATCAGTATATGATAACTCGTCGCCATGTAGATTCATTTTCTTAAACATCTCTGGTTGTAGAGTTTGTTTGCGAATACCACTAGGTGTAACATAAAAATGATCACGATCATGCCATCGAATACTGGCATTGCCATCTCTGGCAGTAATCCAATTACGTCGATATGCTTCTTGAAAAAGTTCGCTTATAGTTTCTAGCATTTTTAATTCCTTTTAAACTATCTCATCACGTTTATCGCTGGGAAATCTGTTACTAGTATATCTTATTATTAATACACTAATTGCAATGATAAATGTAGAGCCTGCAACTGCCATCATTTCTGTGACATTTATAGGCAGATGACTCATAATATCTACCATGTGACGAGTTAACGCCGTAATTGCAATATATAGCAGAAATCTGACAGGCATATGATTTGTTTTAAAATATATGCCTACCATAGCTCCAATTTCTAAGTAGATAAACATCAGTAGTAGATCACTTACAGAAGCATGATGTTTCTGCCATATATTTAAAAATTCAAACCCAGCAGCATAAACAGTAGCTGCACCTATTGAAAATAGGGCTAAATTGTGAAATAAGCCTACAAGAAAAAGACCGATTTTATCTACTTTGCTAAACATTATGAGCTTAAAATTTTACTTACGGCAGCAATCACTGCACTAATTCTACCAATATCACGCAGTTGTTCTACGGTATATCCTTCCTTCTTTAGAGTTTCATAATGTGCTTTAACACAAAAATTACACTTACCCACAATGCTAGCTGCCAAACTATAGGCTTCAAATCTGGCCTTTGTTGTGCCGCCATGTGTTGCAATAGCATTCATGCGCAATTGTGCAGGCAGACCTTTTAGTTGTTCATCATCAGTCATTTCAACATATGGATACCACACGTTGTTCATAGCCATGATGCTAGCAGCGGTAATAGCTGCATCTGCTTCTTTACGATCGGCTAGTTGTGAATGTAGCCATGTCCAGAATCCACTTTTGCCTGTTGCAAAAGCAGCAGCCAATGCAATTGCTTCCGCATCTTCAACTGGAAGACTACTACGTTTAATTACTGCATCCAAATTTAGCCTAGTATCTTTGGCATAATCTGGAATGCTTTGCTCTTTAAGAGCATCAACCCAAGCTGTCATTAATGTTCCTTTACTTTAAAAATATATCATTTACTTGTCTATTAACTCGCACAAACGTGGTACATTTACTGAGTTGTTTTAAACTTGGCGCACCTACATAGGTACATGCACTACGTAGTCCACCTAACAAATCTAATACAGTATCATTTACATTGCCTCGGTATGGGATTTTAACTGTTCTACCTTCACTGCTACGATAATTTGCAATGCCACCATGATGTTTATCCATGGCAGTATCGCTACTCATACCGTAAAATTGAACAGATTTTTTCCAGTCAATTTTATAGTTATGAATTAATAAAACACCATTCTTATCAACTTCGCTAGTTAACACTTCATTGGTTTTAAAATAGTTTGTAATTACTTCCCCACCGCCTTCGTCATGCCCGGCTAACATACCACCCAACATAACAAAATCTGCGCCGGCACCAAATGCTTTAGCCACATCGCCTGGGCAAGTACAGCCCCCATCAGCAATAATATGGGCACCGAGGCCATGCGCCGCATCAGCACACTCAATAATCGCACTAAGCTGCGGATAGCCAATCCCAGTTTGTATCCTAGTTGTACATACCGATCCCGGCCCGATTCCGACTTTGACAATATCTGCTCCTCGTAGAATAAGTTCTTGTGTCATATCTGAGGTAACAACATTGCCAGCAATAATAGTATGCTTAGGATATGTAGCGCGAACTTTAGCAACAAAGTCTCCAAAATGTTCACTATAACCATTTGCAACATCAATGCAAATAAAATGAAATTCTGGAAATGTATTTAGAATTTGCTGTAGTTTTGACCAATCTTTGTCACTGGTTCCACTACTAACCGCACAATAATTTCCATATGCAATTTCTTGTTTGTTAACAAAGTCTTCTAAACTATAACTTTTTACCAAACAAGTAAACATACTATGTTTATATAGTGCAGATGTCATGTCAAAGGTACCTACTCCGTCCATATTAGCGGCCATAATTGGAACTCCTGTCCATTCACGGCCACTATGCTTAAACTTGTAGGTACGATTTAGATTGACTTCTTTGCGGCTAGATAGCGTACTGCGCTTGGGACGTATTAAAACGTCCCTAAAATCTAATCTGATTTCGTCTTCAATACGCATGATTATTTTATAGTGTTTCACCACCTACTTGACGATTACAAGGACAAAGTTCCCCTGTTTGGCAAGCATCTAGTATACGTAGTGTTTCTTCTGGACTACGACCAACGTTCAAGTTGTTGACGGTAACGTGTTGAATTTCGTTACTGGGATCAACAATAAATGTTGCACGTAGAGCAGCACCCGCAGGAGAGTAAAATACACCCAATTGATTAATCAGACTTAGTTCTCCGCGCTGTGTATCAGAAAATTGAATATGCTTGATTTTCTTTAGATCAGGATGAGCATTTTGCCAAGCCAACTTACAAAATTCATTATCAGTGCTACCAGTTAGCAGAACTGCATCACGATCTTCAAAGTCTTGAAATAGCTTGTCATATGCTACGATTTCTGTCGGACAAACGAACGTGAAATCTTTTGGATAGTAAACAATTACCTTCCATTTGCCAGAAAAACTAGTCTCTGTAATATCAAAGAATTTATCACTGCCCGGATTAACACCTGTTACTACAAACTTCTCTAACTTATCACCTACTGTTTTCATAATATACTCCTTTTATTAAAGAAGAATTATAAATTCATTGCATTGAAAATACAAACAAATTGTCCTTTT